AGAGCTTCTTGTGCGGCAATAATGGCGTCCGTATCAAAAGCTTCTTGTGCTTCTTTGTATTTACGGCGGGCCATTTCTAGTTCAGCTTCGGCAGCGCTTTTCACGGTTATCGCGTATTGCTGACTGCCGTTATTAACAAAGTGCTTGAGCTTCTGGTTCTCTTGCAGCAAGTGTTGCGTCAGGCGTTCCAACTCTTCTTTTTCTCTGAGAGTGGCTTCTTTGACACGCCGTTCGTCATGGCGAGCGTGTGTCAACTCTTTGATTCTGTTTTTGACGTTCGCGGAATAGCTTTCGATCTCTTCTTCCGTCGGGTCTTCTACGTCCCTCTCCAAAGGCTTGCGGCCTCTGTCTTGAGGGGGTGTGTCGTCAACGATCTCTATTTCTATATCATCGTCTTGGGACTCAACTTCCACTTTAACAGCGGTGTTGTCCAGCTCATCTGGAAACTTAAACTCTTCCGTCATTTCATCTCCTTCATGCGCGGGTTAAACCGCGAGGGTCTTGCACAACTGCATCCACCTGATCATCATTAATCAGACGGAACTCTTTGCCGTAAATCTTGAACCGTGTACCTGAGTATGTACGTACCAGCACAAAATCTCCAGCTTTACACCAAGCTCCTGATGGGAACTTGTTGGTGTCTTTGTACGCTTCTGGACCCACTTTCAACACAAACAGCACGGTGGTAGCCGTCTCTTCCTGTTTCATGAACGCTGTTGGCTTAAGCAAAGTTGAATTTTCAAACGTGTCCATCACGTCAGGCACGGCGCACAAAAGCTTCCAGCCTGTGGGCTCTGGTAGTTGTGTGGCTTTTTCCTCGGCTGTTGCCTCGGGGTCTGGGGCATCCATAGGTTGGATGGGCTCTGGCAAGGCGAACATGCCGGGTTGCAGGGTTGTTTCACTCATCACTCTTCTCCACTTTTTCAGCAAGGTCGATTACATAACGCTCTGCGATGGCTAGGCCTTGAATCACCCCGCAAAGTTTTTGATACTCTTCAAAACTACTACACGACCCGCCTGCGCAGTCATCTGCGTAGTTGTTCATATCTTTGCGTATTTGTTCGCGCAATACGCGTGCGAATTCTTGGATCATTTTGGTCTGTTACCCCTTTGCCTGTTTTCCGCAAATTGAAGCGCTGCGGTTTGCGCTTGTAGGGCTTTCTCAGCCTTATGCTTGGCCATGTCTACGCCAATACGTACGCCTTCACGTTCTTGATCTTCTTCTCGGCGCTCTTTGTCTGCGGCGAGCTTGGTCTTACTTTCTTGAATCTGCGCCCCAATACGCATACCTTCAAGTTCCATTTTGTTCTGCATTTCGGTACTTTTAAGTTGCAGTTCCTGCTGAGCAATCTGCGCTTTCATCTGGGCTTCCTGCGCCTTAATCTGCACTTCTTGCTGGCGGAGCTGTAACTCAGCCTGCTGCATCTGGAGCACGGGGTCCTGCGCTTGTTGTTGCGCCTGCTGCTGCGCAGCCTTCGCTTGGTTCTGCTGGAGCACTTGGTTGGCTGCTTGAGCTACTAAGTTAGCAAGCGCATACTCCGCTTGTGGCGGCAAGTCTTCGTCAATTTTGGGCAACGCTGTACCCAACTGCTGCTCTACCTGATGCCTGTAAGCAAACCCAACGTGCTCGGCAATATGCGCCATAAGCGCGGCTCCGATCTGTTGCGCTTTCGGATTCTGTCCAATAAGCTGTTGGATCGTTGGGTCTTGAACCATTGCCATGTGCACTTGGATGTGTGATTCGTGGTCTTGGAACATGAAGGCTTTAACCGGCTCCAACTTGAGCACGTTCATATTCTCAGTCACGGGGTCTCTTGGCTTCTGATCTTCAGGCAACGGGATCAGCTTATCTGGGTTCTTAATGCCCAGAACCTCCAACATCCGGCGATGCAACTGCGGCATATCATAAATATCCGGTGCCATCTGCGCCATCTGAATAACAGCTTGATACTGCACAACCCGCTGGCTCATGGTGGCCGCATTGGGGTCGCTTACCGGAATAATGTCTACGTGGTTGTAGTCGCTTTCCTTGGCTTTACGGGGTGCATCTTCAGGTTCGTAGTCGTAATCGTCGTCCGTGTAATCGCGGATCAAACCTGCCAAAAGCTGCAACTCTTGCTTAAATGAATAGTGCAAACGGGCCTGCACCGCCGTCATCACCTTGAGTTGCCGCTCTAACAAAGCTAGTGTAGTGCCTACGGGCGCTTGAGCGCTCATATCTGATACTTTCATATCAGCAGTTGCGGCAAACCGACGGCCCTCTTCCACAATAGTGGACATCAAAGTGAACAAAACTTGGCTTGGCTCTTTGTAAGGCAGCGGCAAAATGTTGTCGCGCAGCGCTCCAGAACCGATGTCTACATCGCGGAACTCGCCCGGTGCAATCGGGGTGTCGTCCCCCTTAATGCGCAAACCGCGTGACTTAAGTCCGCCCGGAAGGTTGCTGAGTGTCCCCGCGTCAACGAGTTGCCGCATGATGCTTGTGGCCGATTTAGCAAAACCACCAATAAGATGGAAAAGACCAAAACCATAAGCGCCAAATCCGGGAATGTACTGGTAGTGGACAAAGTGCTGTCGTTTGAGGCGTAGGTCATCATCTTCCTTCCAGTTGCGGCGAATGGACAAAACATCGTTGGTTCCCTTAATAACGGTCACCACGTAGGGGAGTGCGATGCCTGTAATCTCTCCGTCTACCTCATCCTCAAAGCCCTTGATGTCCAAATCCGCATGAATTTCTAACAACACATAACGGTCATCATTAAGGTCACTAAAGCCTGTCTCTTTGTCTTGGGCCTTTTTAATACTGTCTTGCTCACGGCTTGGGTCTGGCAACTCCATGTCTCTATAGAAGCCTGCCTGTTGCAACTTAAGAACCTCGTTCTTAGTCTTACGCATGACGTGTGTCAGGCGGTAGCAGGTATCCAGATCAGTTGTGCCATAGGGCAAGATAATGTCTTCTGCCGGAATAAACACAGAGACTTGGCGTCCCAGATTCGGGTCATAGTAGACTTTCTTGAACGCCGAACCGGTTGCCGGTAAGCTCCACAGCATGCGCTCGTGCTCTGGGCGGAACTCTCGCATGACCTCAGTCAGCTCGTAATTCATGTCTTCTTGGACGCGAGCAGCCGCTTCTTTTTTCTGCGGTGTCTCTTTTCCAAGAATTTTAGTGCGAACGGGGCCCTGCGCAGGGAACGTCTCCGTGATGGTCTCGCTCTGAAATCTTACCACAGCTTCTGTGATCATGGGATGAAACACACCACAAGCACCGTTCCAAGGCTCCGTGCGTTCTTCGTACTGAAGACCCAGCAGCTTCAACCCTTCGGTGTAGGCTTTCTCCCAGTCCTTACGGGAGTTTTTGTCGTTCTCAACATCGCTAGCTAGATCACTAGCCAACTCCATCATGGCGCTCTCGTCCATGTACTCGGCAATGTTGGCATCGAAGTCGTCAGCAGACGGCTCCTTCTTTTCAATCTCTATATCTAGACCGCCCATGTGGATACTGACCGCTTCGGGGTCCACGATCTCAATCTCAATCGGTTCCTCTTGCTCTGCAAGATCATCTATACCTTGGGGTTGTTGGTACAGTGCTTTGTCAATATTTGTCGCCATTTGTTACCTCAGTAGTATGCCGCTGTGCGGCGGCGAAGATAAACGGGCTCGTCCTTTTCATCCGAGTCCAGAGAAATAAACCCGCCTTGCCTAAAGCGCAGCAGTGCTTGTGTTGCGGTATCTACGTAGTCGTCATGCTCTCCAACAGGGAACGACGCCACCTCTTCTATAACCTCACGTGCCCAGCGCGTATCGGGAGCCCAGACCATGCCGGACGAAAATAAATCTGCTACGGCCTGCATACGTACCATTTTGTCATTACCGCGACTTGGCGAAAACTCTTGCACGGGGATGCCCATGTTACGCAGCTCTTGAATCAGAGGGCCACCGGCAGCTTTCTTTTCCACAATAATCGCATCTGGTTCCCATTCTTTCCAATGCTTAAACGCCACTTGCTTGAGTTCGGGAAACGGCATCCTGTCTTTAAATGCATCTAATAATATAAGCTGCGCTTTGTCGTTCTCTTCCTCATTGTAGAACACACCCCACGTTGTACAAGCTGAGTAGTCGGAGTTGTTCTTTGTTTCGTGCGCCGTGTCCCACGACTGGATAATGTACTCGCAAGTTGGCGGTTCATCGCTGGGCCATATTCTCCAGTGTTTCCTAGACACCACCGCAGAGGTATCCGAGGTAGGCTGCTGCATGTACTGGGCGTTCCAGTATCTAGGATCGATTGCGGATTTAGCGGACTTCAGCGCATCCAGAGGCCACTGTTCAGGCCAAAGAGATTTCTCATTCTCCGTGCCTTCGTTCAATATGGCGGGCAGCTCTACGATCTCCCACGTTGGAGAATCTGGATTCTTAGTCTGATAGTCAATCAGGCGTCCTGTCAAGTCCAACAAACCCCATCGGGTCATCACTACGATGATGGCACCTCCGGGCATCAAACGCTGCAACGGGCCAGTCTGAAACCAAGACCATGCGGTATCAAACGCCAGTCGGCTGTTGGCCTTTACGTCCTGCTCTGAATGAGGATCATCGATAACGAAAAGATCAGCACCCCGTCCAGCCAAAGCCCCGCCAACACCAGCCGCATAATACTGTCCGCCTTCCGTCGTTGACCACTTGCCCGCAGCCTTCTGATCATCTGCCACTTGCGTTGTAGAAAAAAGCTCATGGTACTCCTCTGAATCCAGTAAGTTACGCACCCTTCTACCAAAGTCTTCTGACAAGCTGGCTGTGTGCGTGCCCATGATGATCTTCTTATTAGGGAAGTTGCCTAGGAAAAACGCAGGGAACAGGTAAGAACTGAATTCAGACTTACCCATACGCGGTGCAATGTTGATGATGACGCGCTTCTTCTTGCCCGCCAACACATCCTGAAATATCTTAGCCAGTTTTCTATGGTGGGGGCCTACTTTAAATCCGGGGTACACGGCTTTAGCAAACGCAATCATGTCTGTGCGTGCCGCGTTTTTAAGTTTGTGTTCTTCTGCGGACGCAATAAGCTCCAGTGCCTCAAGCTTCTCCAGCTTGGACATCTTAGATAAGTTCTGGAACAGAACCGATGCTTGTTCAGGCGTCAGCGGCGCTGTTGTCATCAGTCCTGTGCTCCACGTCAATCACTTCGGCATCCGTCACATCCATAAATCTCGCCAGCTTCTCTTTCAGTTTCTTGTCGATCTCGTCTTCGGTGAGATCGGTCTTCTTCACTTCTATTTTCTCAGTAAACAGACCCACTTCGGTAACTTTACCTAGGAGCCCGAGTGCTTTAAGCCGGATATTAGCATTAGGATGTTGGGTTTCTTCAACAAGCTTAGCCACGGTGTAGCCGCGAAGCTCTTTAGCCTGCTGTATAAACTCCCAATCGTATGCGGTGAGCATACCTACCAGATGGCGTACGGCCTCTGGGGTTTTGATTTCTGCCAGTTGGTGATGAGTGTGCGCATCGGGGGCTGCGGTGACGATGCTGTTGAAGGCTTGGCGTGCTGCTTCAGTCTCCAAACGGGTGGTTACTTGGTCCACATCTACTGCGCCTAGGGATTTCAGCCAGTCGGCTGTTTTTATTTTGGCGTCAAGTGTTTCAAGTGCTGTGGCTTTTTCTGCAAGCGTAGTATCTCCCGGGTGGTCGGTGACCTCCGGTGCAAAATCCAGCAAATGTTCGAGCATCCCACGTCCTATCTTGGCGCGTATTTGCCCCTACGCGGTTGGGGGTTGTGAAATTTCTAAATACAGTGTAAACTAAAACCAAGTAAGTGCGCAAGCAGTTGCCATTTGCTTTCTCCTCGGTTGGGTTCACCCACCTTCAAGCCCCCGCAGCAATGCTGGGGCTTTTTTTTTCACCAAAATGGTGCAAGTCTATCGTTAGACATAAGGTTTTTCCAAATTTTATAGGAATTTTGGGGGTATGGCGTGGGATTTTGTAGGGGGGTGTGTCTAGGGTTTTACAAAATGCTCGGTGCGGCTGGGGAATAGTGTTCTTGCGGCGACGCCATCGATGCTCCAATATGGGGTTATGG